AAGAAACCATCGGCAAACCCAATTAACACCAACGCAAAACCTAATACTTCAGACACCTATTCCGCATGGAGGGATAAAATGCGAGAAATGATAGGATAAAAAAAAAATAAACTTTTTTTCAAATATGTTTATAAAAACAATGCAAAAATTCAACTGAACGTATGCATATGTTTATAATGTAAAAAAAAATAATACTATAAAATAACACATAATTAATTATGGCTGCAATTTCTAATTTTATTGATTTATCAAATCTTACCTACTGTGGCAAAGAGGCTCAAGAGATTTTCTCAAAAGATATATATGATATTGACCTTCGCCAGTATGGTATCACATTCATGGATGGTGTGAAAGGCAAAATGAAGATGTACAGTGGCGAGATTGGCGATGTATGGCAGGTTTATACTTGTCCTTTCACTCCAAAGGGTGAGGCTTCATTGGCTGAGGCATTTATTGAACCAGCTGCTATTAAGGTGAACCAAGAGAACTGTTATGACGTATTTTGGAATACTTTCTTGGTAGAACAGACTGAGATTTCATTAAGGGGTGGCATTCCTCAGACTTTCGGTGAATGGTATTTCGCTAAGCTTCGTCAGAAGATGGCAAAGGAATATCAAGAGATTTTCTGGCAAGGTGACACAGAGTATAGTGGCGCAACCAAGGCTTACTTGAAAGTGACTGATGGTATCGAGAAGATTATAAGTGATAACGAAGATGTAGAGAAGGTTGATGGTGCTAAGATTACCGTTGACAACGTTCTTGCTCAAGTTGAGGCTGTTGTGATGAAGGGTCTTGAGGTGGCTGCTACTAATGAGGTTGACACTGAGGGTTATAAGATTTTCATGAACCATAACGATGTTCGCATGCTTGAAATCGCTCTTGGTAAGTTATGTTGCGGAAACTCTACCTCTGACAGATTTGCTAACTATGGCAGAGAGAATGGAAGAATCTACATCATGGGATTTGAGGTAGTTCCAACCATGCAGAGAAAGAACTTCATATTGTTTGGTCCAGCAAGAAACCTTGTATTGGGTTATGACACATTTGACTCTCACTTGGAGTACAAGCTCATTGATATGAGAAATACCACTGGTGATAACATGTTCAGAGTGCTTGCAATCAGCAATATCGCTGTTGGTGTTATAATGCCAGAGTTGTTTGTTGCTTCAATTGGCTAATTTGGCTCATTTGTCAAAACAATATATCTCAAGGTGGGGAGGGAATAAAAACCCCTCCAAACCTTCAAAAAAAAGAAAATAATTTTTAATTCTAATACTATATTATAATATGGCTGTATGTTCATTAAATAAAGATTTGCTTCGCACTAGTTCTTGTGGTTATAGCCTCCCAGAGGTTAAGGATATCTACCTTGCAAACTATGCCGATGTGACTGAATCTGCACTTGCTTCTGTAGGAGAAGAAGGTGACGGCTGTGAGGAAATTAGTGGTATCTCTCTTGCAAGTGGCGCAAAGTTCTATCACATTGAACCTGCAAAGGACAGTGTTGAGTTTACTGATGAGTTGGTGGTTGAGGATAATGGTAATAAATATCGTACCCACACACTTACTTTCAACGTAACTGGTCAGTATGATGCATGTATGCATGGTGTGCTTGACGCTCTTTCACTTGGTCGTTATTTCGCAGTGGTTGTAACTGCTGAGGGTAAATGGCTTGCACTTGGTCGCTTGACTGGTCTTGAGGCTGAGACTGCTACACTTGCTGGTGGTGGTGATAACAACGGTATTTCAGTTACCTTGAGTGCAAACGTTACTGAGAGTGCTCTTCCTCTTAACGATGCCGCTATTAGGAAAGTTAAGGGTGAAGCTTAATTTGAGCTTATAAATCAAAACAATAATTTGGGATGGGTGAATAACTCATCCCATTTTATTTTTATGGATTTTGATATGTTTAATTAAAAAAAGAGTAATGTCAAATTGCAAATATTATAAACAACAGAGACAAGTATCATATGATGGTGGACAGACTTGGAGAAACCTCAATGAGTTTCGAAAAGGAAACGTTTATCAAATGGATGCATCTGACTGTGATACATCAACACCATTGTACAGATGGGTTGATATGCAAGGCTATACTGTATGTGATGGGACAACCGAATATCAGAAGACAAGAAAACAAGTGTCTTATGACAATGGGACAACTTGGGAAGACCTTGATGAATATGGAAAAAGCACTGTTATTGAATATAATTCAAGTGTTTGTGGATATGTCGCAGATATATATAGATGGGTAGATGTGAGCGGATATATATGTGATGGCACAACCAAGTATGGAAGACAACAGAGACAAGTTTCGCATGATAACGGAAACACATGGGCGTATGTTTATCCAGAACAATTCCAAAGCAACGGAACTGTCATTGAGCAAGACTCAAAAGATTGTGGGTATCAAGACCCAATATACAGATGGGAGACAGTTACAAGGTATTGTAATGGCATTGATTTATATGCTAGTCAGATAAGACAAGTGTCCAATGATGGTGGAGAGACTTGGACAGATGTATCGCCTCAAGAAACACAAGATGTTGTCATTGAGTATGAATCAACTCAATGTGGTGCTGGACAATATAAGCTAAAGTCTATTTCAAGGGACAGTGGAACTTATTATGTTTATTGCACTGGTGATAATACCATCACAAGTGGAAACGTAAAAGGCAATTCAGCGCAAATTGAAAACGTAACATCAGTTACCATTGGAACATGTGGCACTGAAATCGCAACAAACGCATTCAGAAATACATCAATCACCTCAATAACAATACCTTCAAATATTACCGTAATTCATAACTCAACTTTTGCCTATTCTGATTTAAAGGAAGTACATTTTGAATCAGCTACACCACCAAGTTTTGGGACAAATACATTTATGGGTTGTCAATCACTAACCACAATATATGTTCCATGTGGCTCACTTGACGCTTATAAGGCTGTAAGCAACCTTTCAACATGGGCATCAAAAATGGTTGAGGATGAATGTGGTTGTGTTCCTTATGCAACGGCAAATGACACCATTACCGCATATACAGCATCAACATTGGCACAAACAATGTCTGTTGGAACATTTGACATTGAGATGTGCTCTTATGAAGAATATTACTATGCATACATGGTATCAAATGGAAAAGAGACTGGAATGGCAAGGGATGTTGAGGTTCTTGATGCAACACCTTTAGATAACAATATGTATAGGGTTGAATTTGGATTATACCTTACATCAACATCATATACTGAGACATGGAACATACACTTCAGATGGCTTGATGAAAACACAAATGTTAAGGATGAGGTAATAAAGACAATAAAAGTGACAAGACAATAATATGAGCCAATATACAAGTTATTATTTATATCAGAAATATGAGAAGAGGGGAGACCAACCATTTATCCCCTCATATCCACAAGTGTATAGCATTGATGGAGATGGCACAATGCCATTGTCAGTGAAAAATGACAATGACGCAAACTGTGGCTATACTGGAGATACCCCAACCACACAATACAGATGGGTTAATCTTCCAATATCACAAGATTATGTGTGTGATGACTGTCCAGAGGCACAATACAGATGGGTTGAGACAAGTGGGTATATATGCAATGGTACAACCAAATATAACAGAGAAGTACAGCAAGTATCAGAGGATGGTGGACAGACTTGGACAAACACTTCAAACTATAGACAAGGTTCAACAGTAATTGAGTATAACTCAGCTGATTGTGGATATGTACCACCTATAGACCCTATTTACAGATGGGTTGAAACTGATGAGTATAGATGTGAGTATAGTGAAGCTCCGATAGACCCTATTTACAGATGGGTTGAGACAAGTGGGTATTTTTGTATCAGTACAATCAAATATGCCAAAGAAATACAGCAAGTGTCCTATGATGGTGGGCAGACTTGGGAAGACACTTCAAACTATAGACAAGGCTCAAGAGTAATTGAGTATGACTCAGCTGATTGTGGATATGTTGAAAGATGGGTTGAGACAAGTGGTTATATATGCAATGGTACAACCAAATACAACAGAGAGATGAAGCAAATATCCGAAGATGGTGGGGACACATGGATGGATACATCAAACTACAGACAAGGTTCAACAGTAATAGAATATAACTCTGAGGATTGTGGATATACCAATCCATATGCATCCCAATACCTTACAATTGAGAGCTTGGAAGATAACAATGAGATAAGATGGATTGCAACTGAAAATAAAATTATGAGAATTATTTCAGCATCAACGGACAATGGTGCAACTTGGACTCAATATAGTACTGGAAAAACCATTGCAACGCTAGATAAAGGCGAAAAAGTGCTGATAAAGGGTAATAACACAGCATATTCAGAATATGTTACTGCACAATCATACATTCGTTCAACTCATTTTCTTCCATATAAGTCATTTAATGTTTATGGAAACATAATGTCATTGGTTTATGGGGATGATTTTGTAAATAAAAAATTATTGACAAAATCAGAAACCTTTTCTAATATATTTTGGCGTAGTAAAATAGTATCTGCTAAAAATCTTATATTACCATCAACGACATTGACAAATAATTGCTATAGTGAGATGTTCCTTGCTTGTAGTGGCTTAACTGAAGCCCCACAACTTCCAGCTACAACATTGGGAGAAAGCTGTTATCACAATATGTTTAATGGCTGTACAAGCCTTACAGAAGTTACTTCTACATTACCAGCTACAGCATTGACAACAAACTGTTATAATGGTATGTTTAATGGCTGTACAAGTTTAACAACAGCACCAAGTTTGTCAGCCACAACATTGGCAGAGAGTTGCTGTAGTGGTATGTTTGGTGGTTGTAAATCATTGACAACGGCTCCAGAGCTGAGAGCAACAACAATGCAAAAACAATGCTATCAAAGTATGTTCGCTAGCTGCACAAGTCTAATAAAGGCACCAGAACTGATAGCAACTACATTGGCAGATTATTGCTATCTGAATATGTTTTATGGTTGCGCAAGTCTTAATTATATAAAGATGTTGGCAACAGATATATCAGCAACCGATTGCTTAATCCATTGGGTAGATGGTGTATCTTCAAGTGGCATATTTGTAAAGGCATCCTCAATGACTTCCCTTCCAAGTGGTGTCAATGGTATTCCAAATGGTTGGACAGTTCTAAATGCATAATTAAATATTAAATCAAATTTTATTCTATGTATGTAAGATATAAAATAGAAAAGAAACAAGTTTCAAATGACAATGGCATAACTTGGATTGACGTATATCCAAGTGAAACAAGAAACGGAGCATCAGCTGGAACATATAATACCTTATCTGAATGTGAAAATGCAGAGGCAAATCCATATGCATCCCAATACCTTACAATTGAGAGCTTAGAAGATGGAAATGAAATTAAGTATCGTAGCAATGGTTATAGCAATTTTGGGAGTAATATTTCAGCATCAACGGACAATGGTATGACTTGGACTGAATATGCATCATCAACAATTAGAGAGATAACCATTGCAACGCTAAATAATGGTGAAAAAGTCCTATTGAAGGGTGATAACGAAGGATATACTTATAAGGATGAAACTAGTTTGGCTTATTCTTCTTATTTCAAAATAGAAAAGCCTTATAATGTTTATGGTAATATAATGTCGCTGATAAGTGGAGATAGTTTTTATAACGCATCAACTATTTCATCCCCTTACACATTTGATTATTTTTTTATTAATACAAAGGTTGTAAGCGCTGAAAACTTGATATTACCTTCGAATACAACACTTTGGTGTTATAGCCATATGTTCCAAGGTTGCACAAGTTTGGTGAAAACCCCACAACTTCCAGCTACTACATTGGGAATGTTTTGTTATGATTATATGTTTTCTAATTGTACAAGTTTGACAGAAGCACCAGAGTTACCAGCAACAACTATGAGCTATATGTGTTATCGAGCTATGTTTGAAGGTTGTACTAGTTTAAGAATAGCACCTGAATTACCAGCAACAACACTAGCATATGGTTGTTATTTAAATATGCTTGGTGGTTGTACAAGTTTGACAGAAGCACCAGAGTTAATAGCAACCACATTGGCTGATGCTTGTTATGGCTCAATGTTCCAAGGTTGTACAAGTTTAACAACAGCACCACAGTTACCAGCCACAACATTAGCAAATGCTTGTTATGAATATATGTTTCGAGGTTGCACATCCCTTACAGCAGCGCCACAGTTACAAGCAACGACATTGGCAGAGAGTTGTTATCAGTGGATGTTCCAAGGTTGTACAAGTCTAACAACAGCCCCTACATTACCAGCTACTACATTGGCAACAAACTGTTATGGTGCTATGTTTTTTAATTGTACAAGCCTTATAGTTGCTCCTATTCTACCTGCACTTAATACAGTTGGAGAATGTTATAATTATATGTTCTATGGTTGTACAGCTTTGACAACTGTTCCAGAAATCTCAGCAACATACATAAACGGTCGAGCAAGTAGTTCGAGCTATTCTGGAATAGCATGCCGTTCAATGTTCGAAGGTTGTTCAAGCCTAAATTATATTAAATGTATGGCTACAGGTATAGGGTTTGCTGGAACATTAGATTGGGTAAAAGGTGTATCTTCAAGTGGCATATTTGTCAAGGCATCTTCAATGAATAACTGGACAAATGATATTAATGGTATTCCAGAAGGTTGGACTGTTCAAAACGCATGATATTATGATGTATAATGATATTCAATTAATAACTTATGATGGTGGGGAAACATGGATTGATGTTTCCCCCTCAATAATCCTTAATGAAATAAAATATGAGCGTAAGTAATTATATCAATTCAAAATGCAAATACACATACTCAAAATTGAAGAATGTGATATATCTTGTCTCAAAGGAGCATGTGAAGAATGTATATGTTGACAATGGGGAGGCATATATTGACCATTTATCACAACTTCCATTGAGATTAAACGGCTTCTCAATAAACCTCAATGAGGAATCATCCCTTGATGAGAGATATGAGTTCCAAAAAACCGTAACCCTCTCAATGCATGGATATGTGAGCCATAAATTATTTGAGGGTAAATACTATGTCATCTTGGAGTCAGAGGATGGGACTTATTGGATGACCAATGTTGATTTCCCATCAAGGGTGACGTATACATTCAATCTGTCAAAGGACACATACCAGACTGATTTCACCTTTGCATCTTTGTCAAATTTTCCAACATTAAGGCTTAATGCTGACTTTGAGGCTGTTGAACCTCCTTGTCTTGGATATAACGTCTATGGCATACAATCATTGAAACTCATTGAGAAGCAGAACGCAACACTTGACACAAACAACAAGACTGTATACACATATGGCAACTCATTCAAGGATATTGAGTTTCTTGGGGATTCTTGCTCATATTCATCAGTATTTGATGGAAACAATGTGGTTGACACCATCACATTTAACATTGCATTTGACGCATATAAGTCATCATGGCATTATAATCTCTTGGAATTTGTGAATAACCTTTATTCTGCCATTATTGAGCCAAAATCCTCAACCAATACATTCTACAGTGGATTTAACTATGGTCTCCAGCCAAACTTTACTGTACAGACATCAGACACAAACGATGGCTCTGACATTATAACAATAACGCTTAGGGAAATGTCATCAAACGGACTTACAGCAGCAAAGGATTGGAAGGAAGAGCAGTCAACACAGACAAGATGGGTCAATGTCAAACAGATTGGAAACACCATATGTTGGGAATGTGTATCAAGAGGAAAAGCAAAATACCTTGTACAGAGGGAGGTGATGAATAATGGCACATCAACTGGAAATTACAGAGTCCTTGAAGGATATGAGAGCCAATATGCCGACATCATCAACGTCACAGAAACATTTAACTCAGAACAATTATTCGATGAACCAAGCTGTAGTGGAGAACAATGCAACTTAAATTCAAACCTACCAAACAGAATCGTATTCACATCAACCACTTGTAATACTTATACTTTTGAGACATCATGCCAACCAACAGTTGATAATAATATATCTGGTATAACAGTTGAAGTTTTAAGGGCTGTTGGTGGTGGTTATTCTTCTATAAGGGTATGCAACAACTCATCAACGACAAGAAGTGGAACGTTTACCATTACATATGGTGGGAATCAGATGGTTGTAAGGGTTGATGTCGTACCATCATCAAGTTTTGTGAATCCTCCAATTTCTGATATCAACTGCCTTGCACAGAATGTTGCCTTCACATTTGACTCGAATTGCCCAATCACAGTCACAAATATTGACTCAGCATTGACATATACAATCACAAACACACAGCTAATTGTCAATGTTCCAAGGAACTATTCAACAACCATAAGGTCGTTCACCATAAACGTAAGTAATTGTAGCGGAAAGACTCAAACTGTGCTCATCAACCAAGACAAGACATATGAGACTTGGGTAACGACACAAGGATATATATGTGACGGAACGACATCATACCAACGCACACAGCGATATACTGGAACCACCTCCCTCTCCATCAATGTCCCTACTGATGAATATGGAAAGGGTGATGTCATTCAAGTTGATGACCCAAACTGTCAGACAGTATCGACAAGATGGATAACATCACAGTATTTCATATGTATTGACGGGAACAAATGGTCTTTTGAGGAAGAGGAAATATCATATGACAATGAGGTATGGACAAAAAGTGGGCAAATAAGACCTCTTCAACTTGTGGAAAGTGGGTCATCATTCTGCTCTGACTCATCCATTGAGACTGATTGGCGAATAACTGACAGATGGCAATGCGAAAGCTCATAATGGATTGGCTCAAACCAATCCATTTTTCATTGATATGTTTATTATAAAATAATCGATTAATTTTTTTTTAATTATGAGTTGCAATTGTGAAGGAAACACATATCATATCGGAATGGGCTGTTGTGTGCCAGTGGTGGCAAATGCTGATAACTACTACACCAAAAGCGAAGTTGATGAGAAAATTGATAATATCGATGTGGGAAGCGGAATAACACCAAGTGAGGTACAGGCTTTGATTGATGACTCACTTGTTGATTATTATGATAAAACCACAATAGATAACTGGATGCAAGAGAAAGCATCACAGATGGAACTGCTTGCAATGGAACAAGCGTTTGACCTTAAACTAAATGATAAACTTGATATAACAGCATATACCCCAACTGATTTGAGTGGATATGCAACCCAAGAATGGGTGAATAATCAAGGATATCTCACCCAACATCAACCATTGAAAACTATCAATGGACAGTCGTTAATAGGTAATGGAAATATTGATATTAGTGGTGGAGGTTCTGCTGACCTATCCAATTATTACAACAAACAAGAGGTTGATGATAAATTGGATTTAAAGGCAAATACAAGTGATGCATTGAAAGAAGTTCTAGTGACTGAAATGGGTCTAAATTATACACAGATGGTAAACCGAAAATTAAATGGGAATCTGTCAGCTGCTGGATTCTTCAGAAAAATCAATGGCAAAGAGATTGCATCATCGGTAATAAATGATGTTAGTGATATGCTGAGTCTTGTTGAAACATCAGCCATAACAACTGCATTAACATCAGAATCAACAAATGCACAAGTCCCATCTTCAAAGGCAACCTATGATGCATTGAATACAAAGGCAAATGCAAGCGATTTGAGCGCATTAAATACAACTGTTGGGCAATTGTCCACCACAGTTGAAAACAAGGCTGACAGCGCAAATGTATACACCAAAACAGAGGTTAATAATCTTGTCAATAACAAGTTCTGGTGTGGCACACAATCACAATATGATGCTTTAACTAATAAGGAAAATGACGTATTATATTTGATATATGAAGTTTAATAATAATGAAATAACAAAACTCTATTACAGTGGTCATACCATTATAAGGGCTTATGGCTGTGATGGCAATTTGGTATTCGGTGAAGCCCCATATGTGCCTCCATTCACAGACAAGGTTAAGTATGTCTTGAATGATTATGAGAGAACCATACCTTGCAACACAAGCTCAACATTGACAAGGGTTGAGATTCAGCAAGATATGATAAATTATGGTGATGGCAATTTAAGGACAAGGGAGGTATTGAATGTTGTAATTGGCGAATGTGTGAACACAATTGAAAACAGTTGTTTCAACGAATATGACTCTGTGACTTCAATAACAATCCCATCATCAGTCGTAACCATTGGGGCGCAAGCATTCTATAACTGTCATGTTCTACCCACATTGATTATCCCAAATGGTGTCACTGTCATATCCTCAAACTTATTTGGTGGAGATTATATGCTGTCAAACACAAATATCCCAAATGGAATAACGACCATTGAGAACAATGCATATTTCGATTGTCTCAGCCTTATGGGCATCACAATACCTTCAAGTGTCACATCAATTGGCGATGAGGCATTCAGAGCCGACAATTGGGCTGATGATGCCGAGAAGAGGAGCATGATGAGGAACATGGCTAAAAACAGGGTGGTGAGATGCCTTGCAACGACACCACCGACATTGGGTGACGCTGTATTCTCAATAATTGATGGGTCTAACGATATCGCAACATATAAGATATATGTACCACAAGAAAGTCTTGAGGCATATAAAACAGCCCCAAATTGGAGCTACTATGCCGATAGAATAATGGCAATTCAATAATATGTTTAAAGAAAGAGTATAAGAAAGATGATATATCCAGATTGTGACATGAAAAGGTGGGAGTATTGCGATAATACTGTTGTTCTTGGAAATGCTGAATATTACTATACCAAAGAACAAGTCGATAAAAAAATCGCTGAGGCAGATGGTTTAGATAAGGATGAGGTGCAAGATATGATTGATAAATCAATCAAAACAAAAGCCGATAAATCTGCCCTTGATAATATAGCAGAACAAGTAGCACAGAATACAGATGCAATACTCAACACATATACCAAGCAAGAGACAAATGCCTTGCTTGCAGACTATTATTCAAGACTTGAGACAAATGGCTTGTTTGCAAGCTACTCAAGGGTTGATGGTAATACACTATCATTAAATGACAATAATATTTCAATTTAATATATTAAATTATGGCTAATATTTCAAAAATCAGATTAAGCGGAACAACCTATAATATCGTTGACGAAAGTGCTGTACACTCTCTTGAGGGATATGCATTGGAAGCCAACGTCCAGACCGCTATTACAGCTGCAACTGATGCACTTGCACAGAGCATTGCAGCACAAGGCTACCAAACAGCCTCAGACGTTCAAAATGCCATCACTGGAAAGGCTGATACCACTGCTGTCACTCAGAGCATTTCAAACGCTGTTGCTCCTTTATTCGGTGCTGTTGAGTATGATTCGACAACCAACAGAATTAACTTCAAACATGATTCAACTGGAGCAACTCTTGTATATCTTGATGCAAGCCCATTCCTTGTTGATGGATTCTTGGATTCAGTGGCAATTCAGACAATTGAGGGAAGCCAATATCTTGTTTTCACTTGGAACCAAGACAGTGGAAAACAGACCACAACCAACATTCCTTTGTCAGATATTTTCTCTCCAGATGATTATTACACAACTGCACAGACACAGAGTTATGTTGGAGGTTATACCTATGACAAGGCAACCATTGATGAAAAGATTCAAGAAAGTGGAACGTTTGACCCAACTCAGTATTATACAAAGTCTGAGGTTGACACTGCTTTAGGTGGAAAGCAAGCAACATTGGTAAGTGGTACAAATATCAAGACAGTTGGTACACAGTCTGTATTGGGAAGTGGAAACATTGCCCTTATGACTGCCCATATTGGAACTGGTAATGATGCTGAGACCCTTATATTTGATTTCGCCTAATCAAAATCAAATAAATACAATGGGAGGGGATGAGGAAATTACTCATCCCCTTTTGCATATGTTTATTAAAGAAGATTTTCTTTATAAATAAAATAAGTTAACTTAATAATCATTTTATAAAATGGCTAACATAAATAAAATAAGGCTCAGTGGGACAACCTACAACATTGAGGATGAGAACGCTTCAAGAACTGTCGAACTTACTCAAGCCCAATATGATGCATTACAGACCAAAGACCCAAATACCTATTATGTCATAACGGATGCAAAGGCTGCTGATATTACAAATTATTATGACAAGACAGAAACAGACGATTTGTTGGATGCAAAGGCTGACACTGCAACAACCTATACCAAAACTGAGATTGATACAGCATTGGCTGCAAAGGCTGACACTGCAACAACCTATACAAAGACAGAGGTTGATACAGCATTAGCAACAAAGCAAGCAACATTGGTCAGTGGGACAAACATTAAGACAATCAACAATGAAAGCATCTTGGGAAGCGGAAACATTACCATTCAAGGTGGAGGTGGTGCAACTTATACTGCTGGAACAAATATCAGCATTGATACAGCGAATACCATCAACTGTACATTGCCAATAACTATTAGTAATTCTGTTAATGGTGATAAACAATCAATAGCAATAGGAGATGGTTCTTCATCACAAATATCAAATTTCTATGATAATATTGCAATAGGTAAAAATAGTAAAGGCTATTTTGGAAGCATTGTAATAGGAAGCAATCCTACAGCATATACTAACGGTAATGGTTTAAATGTTGCAATTGGAAATAATACTAAATTTTATGACAATTCTGTAATAATTGGTACATATGCTGAAGGTTATAATGGTTTTAATGCCAACAGCATAGCGATTGGTGCAGTTGCAAAAGCAAATAATATTAAAGGGGCGGTTGCAATAGGATATGATGTTCTTACAAGTGGTACAACCAAGATGAACCTTAATAACCAAATCAAGGTTGACACCAACAATCAAGTCTATATCAAGGACAAGGATAATGTTAATGAGGTATGTATTCAGGATGCCATTGCAGCACTTGGTGGTCTTAAACTTGTTAAGATTTCACAAGCTGATTATGATGTATTGGCAACAAAGGATGAAAATACATTGTATATAATCACAGATGCTGGCAGTGGTGGTGGCAGTGATTGGGAAGAATAAAAAAAATAAAGGAGGAATTGATTATGAAGATAGGAAATACAGATATATCACTTATTAAGTTGGGCAATGATGATGTGGTAATATATCTTGGCTCAACAAAGATATATCCATCAGATACACCACCGACTCCAACAAAACAATGGGTATCATATGCTCTTGGAACATCAATCAATACCATCACAGATAATGTCTATGGAATAAGGATTTCAATAGATAATTTGACTGAATTATTTGCTGGTGGTTTAATACTTGATATTGGGTTTCATGACTTTGATATAATTATCGATAATTCAAACTCTCTTGCTTATATAACAGATGGAACTAATGAAACACCAATTGAATATGATTTTGCAAGTGATTTTGAAGTCATATTCTCAGATTATGGCTTCAATGATGAAACCATGATTTATATGAATCTTGATGGTTCTGGTGATGGAACGATTCTTTGTGATATGCAATTATATATGTAAAGAAATGTTACTATGATTAAATATAATAATAAGACAATAAATGAGTGGTACTTTGATAGCAAAAACATCATCAAGGTATATAAGAACAATGCCATTTGCTATTACAAGATTGTAAGTGGTGGTGGAACACCCTCACAAGAGCCTTGTTTTGCAGTTGTTAATAACATATCATCATATCAAGATAGGGAGTTTGTTGATGTCTATGACAAGACAACTCAAAGGTGGTACAAGTTGAACAATCTCAACCAATATGAGGCTTATGGAATTTATGGTGAGGGAAGGAATATCACATATTATGTTGGAAAACTTACCATTGATGAGGGCTATGAATATGAATGGGATGGAACATCATGGGTTAACCTTGGAGAGGTGGAAGATAATAAATTACCAGATAGTTATGTGATTCAATTTGCTGATTCAACAGTCAAAAGTTTATGTGTATCAAATTGGGGTGGCAATGTGTATGCAGGAGAATTGACATATGGCGAAGCAAAACAAGTTACTTCTCTTGGAAGTGTTTTTAAAGGTAACACAGTAATAAGGTCATTTAACGAGCTTGCATATTTTCATGGATTGAATTATATAAACAATGGTGAGTTTGCTGGGTGTTCAAATTTGAGTGATATTGTTATACCAAGCAACGTTATAACCATTGGATATGATAGTGCAAGCAGAACACCATTTAAAGGTTGTTCAAACCTTAGCGGACTTACAATATTGAGTGGTGATGAGACTCTTAATTTTAATTTTAATTCAGAACGTAGTTCATATTACATGAACTCATTACATTCATCAACTCCAATGGTGTTCCCAAACAGAAACATAATAATGGCAAACAATGCATTTGCATATTATGATTATCTTACCATTGCATATTTTCAAAGTGCAACACCTCCTACAAACCTTGCAAATAGTGATATTAACAATTATAGAAAACTTGCAAATGTATATTGCCCAGTTGGTTCATTGCCAGCATATGAGACAGCATTGGCTGGAAAAAACAAAACTGTAAGAGAATATGATTTTGAGACAGATTCACTTGGTTTATTGGATAAAGAAAAAGAATGGAAAGAGAAAACATCAAGTGTTATAGCATACCCAAAATATTATGAAGGTATGACTGTTCCTTCTGACAATCTTACATTTTCAACAATGGCTGATGCTCTTGCATATCAATGCCCTTGGGTTGGAATGAACGTTACCATTGACAACACCCCATATCTCTTTGGGGAATCTTATGAATGGCTTACCAAATATGGATTGTTTGAGGTCAGTGGTGAGTTTGTTTGCGATGATGGCGATAAGTATATGAAAATGGAGGAAATGGTAAGAAATCTTGATGGCTCATGGTCTCATCAAAGTCCAGCAGTATATGAAATAGGTGATTTAATTGAGGCTGATTCTGATGATTGTAAAGGCGATGTTATAATTGAATGGTTGGAATGTGGTAATGGTTCATCAAGAGGTGGTTTGCAGCTTCTTCAAAATGTGACAGCAGATTTCTTCTATGTTATTGATGCACAAAATACTACAACAAATTATTCTGGAGATTATCAAGTTATAGGACAAAAGTCAAGTACTGAAGCTGTTTCATACCAAATGGGTTTTATGTTCTATGCAAGTAATTTGTACCTTGATTATGGAGGTGGAAGATTAAGTACTAGTATTGATTTGCCAACTCAGAAAGTAAGACATACTTATTCTGTTGGTCATAACACTCCGTCAAACCCACAAAAGATTGTGATACTCATGGATGGTGTACAAAAAGCAACAGTCAATTATACATCAAGAGTAGAAAATTTACCATATCTGATGGGTGGTGTCCAATATACTGGTCATACCTCAACTGCTGTTGCTCTTACTAATAGTACAAACAAAAAGGTGAAAATCTGGTCTGTAAAGGTATATACCGATTGTGGACAAACTTTGGTTGGTGATTATATACCAGTGAGAAAACAAGATGGAACTGTGACACTTTATGATAAGATTAGTGGTGGATATGCCAATACATATGGCAAGATAACTGGTTCAGAGATATAAACAATATTAAATCGCTTAAAATATGGTGGATGGTATAACTATCCACCATTATTGTTTTATGTCCATATAACGCAAATATATGGCAAAATATTCATTTTTATCCATTAATATGTTTAATAATGGAAAATAATATATTTAAAAAATAAAAATTAAACTATGGCTGGAAGACCAAAAGGCTCAAAGAATATCAAGAAAACAAATGGTGGAATATTTCTCACCAAACTTGAAAAGCAGATTGAGGGTAGTGCCGTAACGAGGAAGAATGCCCTTGGTTGGGTAAATTGGGGCATCAAGAATAATTTCCCAAATCTCTTATTGGACTTATACAATCAATCACCGACTCATAGGGCATGCATCAATTTCGGTGTTCAATCCATTCTTGGAAATGGTGTTGACCTAGATGCAATGAAACTTGATGGGACTCAAGTTATTCCAAATTATGCTGAGACATGGGATGACTTAATCAAGAATGTTGCTCTTGATTATATGTTATATGGCTCATTTGCGATTCAAATAATCAAAAACAATGACAATAAGACATTCTCATTTTGGCATATGCCACTTGATAAAGTAAGATGGTCAGAATATGATGAGGATGGGCAAATATTATCCTATTGGATATCCCAAGACTGGACTGCTATTGGTCAATACCCACCATTCAAGATAGATGCATTTGATATGAGGGATGAAAGTGTCATTGAGAGGGGAAAACCATATCTCTATGTTTACAGACAGTATTCACCAGCGATGACGTACTACACACAGCCACATTACCAAGCTGGCATCAAATCCATCCAATCAGAAATTGAATATGTCAATTATGACTTAAAGACAACTGTCAACAATTTCGTACCAAGTGGAATGCTTGTTCTTAATGATGTCGAGACTGATGAGGAAAAACAAGCCATTATCAACAACGTCACAAGGTTATTCCAAGGCAGTGATAATGCCAACTCTGTGATGGTGACGTTTAGAAACAACATTGAAGAGGCGAAACCAGAATTCGTTCCATTTGCAGCAAACAGTGGAAATATCAACCTATATGCATCAGCAAATGAGAGAACTGTATCAAGAATCCTTGCTTCACATCAAATACCAAATGCATCATTGGTTGGAATGCCAGACATTGGTCAGAGCGGTTTTGCTTCTGAGGCTGACAAACTTGAAACCGCATATCAGCTTTACAATAAACTTACTGGCAACGCTAATCGTATGGCTGTCATTAAGACAATCAATCAGATGTTCAGAATGCAAGGTGTTGAGGTTGAGGTTGTTATGAAACCATTGTCATTTAATGATTTCGGAAATGATGCTGATGTCAAGGAAAGGACAACTGAAAGTACTGATGTCAGTGAGAAGGATAATAATGTTGAAGAGGAAAAGAAAGTGGAGGAATAATATATGATACAAAATTGCATAATTAATGAAAAATGGTTAAAGGAATTTAGCCCAATTCCCCTTAACTACAATATGAAGGAACTTCACAATTACATTAAATTGGCAGAAACAATATGGCTTGTTCCAATTATTGGAAATGAATTCTATGAAGAGTTGCTTGAACAAGTTGCTGATAATACATTGACAGAAGAAAACTCAACAGCATTGGTTGAGGCAATATATCCTTATCTTGGATTTGCAATTGCATATGAGGCATTGCCATTTATATGGGGTCATATATCAGAGGTTGGAATCACCAAGGGAAAATCAGAAAACTCAGACTCTTTAGACCTAAAGGATATGACATACATATCGCAGCATCTAAGAACGCAAGTTGAGGCAAGAAAGGATTATTGCAAGAAATGGCTATGCGAACATTATCAATCTTTTCCAAATCTTAATGTGTGCGCTTGTGAATGCTCATGCTGCTGCAATGATGCTGCAAAACTTAACAAGCCAAATCCATATAAACAACTCTATACAACCAATCGCAGATGCACAGATATAATTTAAATTCGATTTTTCGCCGTTCAAATGGCTCAGAATAACATAAAATGGTGGACATGATAAATTGTCCACCATTCTTATTTTAAACGATTATAGAGCGTTTTTTAAACGCATTAAAATATTGTTAGCCATCCCCAATTTCCAGTTAATCTGAACATTGATACAGCCCATCTACCTTCAGCCTCATAGTCTCTTTCATACCTCCCATAGTTTCCATTATCCTTTGATTGAATTGCGTACATATCATCGGTATTCTCGTTAACTTTATATTTCTTCTCCTTTTTCTTATCTGCTTTGAACTTATTATTACCAAGAGCGACAAATTTCTTACCACTATGCATATTCCCAAAGGAAAGGATATATGTGCCACTTGGCAGTTCTCTTGTCCAGTTGTTAATTGCCTTGTTGAATACCTCAATGGTGTCAGTTGAAATAAAAGCCTCAGACCTTACCTTCTTTCCATCCATTGCATATGCATAAGCTCTGATTACACCATTCTGTGCATAACTCATTGCTGATACCATCAACATCAAAATCATAATCAACTTTCTCATATTGTTCAAAATTTTAATTTACTAACATTGCAAAGATACAAAAAATAATTGGAATAACAAAGTCGAAACATTCATTATCATCGTTCCTTCATTATCAAATCATTATTCTCTTGAATAATATCAAACTTTGTATAGCCACATTGGATAAACCTTACCAAGTGCCTCTCCCCATCCTTAAACTCAACATACAAGTTCATTTTACCAAAACCATTAATGCTTTATTGTTATGCCCTACAATCGCTTATCTTATGTTGGGTGGTATAATTGTCCACACAAGTTAAAATAATCGCTCTATAGAGCATTATTTATGATTTCTGTTGCCATTGTAAGGGTATATGTTTTACTTGCAGCCTCAAAAATCTTATTAACTCTATCTTCTCTTGGGATATTATTGAAATTAACATGATTAGTGTTTACCCTATTATCAAAGAAACTTACCCATTCACTTATCTTTTTATCAGCCAAATATGTATTTCCTTCCAATCTGTTTAAAACATCATGATTAATGAATGAATGTTTTTTCCCATCATAGAAATCATTAATATTATCAATATCAATTTTCATGGTTTTTCTATGATATGATAGTATCTTTTCAACACCATATTTATCAATCAATGGCTTAAATGATTCCTTGACAATGGTATCAACTGCAATATATACACCCATCTTTGACAAGTATTTTTTGTCCTTTATATCATTTACAAGCAACTTGATAGCATCATCTGCTGTTCTTATGCATTCAGCATATGCATATCCGATTTCAACATCATTGTTAACAACTTCTTGCTTACTCTCTTTATTATTACAACCCACTAGGGTAATAACACACATCAAAATAACCAATATCTTTTTCATTTGCTCTCTAATCGTTTATTTTTGTTTAACCTTATAACTTTATCATCCTCTCATGAGATAATGGCTCAGAGAACTTTAAAAATTCTTCCAATTGTTGTCAAAACATCATAATCAATTGACAGTTTGCTATCACAATACTCTTCAAATAACCAACTTGAAACGTCAAGACAACCACCATCTTTGATATATTGAGGATAGCAAGCAATTGCATTTGCTATTTCTTCATTATCAACAACCCTTGCATCATATTTATAATTATGGAAATCCCTTCTTGTCCGCCAAATGTATTCAGTTCTGTCTTCCGTTGCAAATATTGCCGCAACATCGTCAGTACCATAGTAAATATCATATTTATTTTTCTCTGGAAGGAATTTAACCATTCCATCGACCTCAATGTCATTCAACTCTTTTTCACATAAAATATCCAAATATTCTGCAACTTCCTCAACAGTTTTAAAATTCTTTTTCATTTGCTCTACAATCGTTTATTTTTCTTTTGCCTTATAGTTATCCACCTCTCATGGGATAATGGCTCAGAGAGGCTCTGAATCCCCTCTATTGCCATTTCTCTATTATGCTGATAGATTAGTTCATCAATTTCATCCATTATTTTTTTCCAAATGCATCATTTAACATAGCATTAATCACATCATAACCAATTGGCGAAATGAATTGGTGAATGTAGTTTAACTTTTCACACATATAATCTCTTTTGTATGAAAGACTTATCATATATGAGCGCCAATCGACAGTTTTATAATCATCATTTATTTCATCATACAAATCAGCTAAAATGTCAATTTCGTCAGCCAAACCGTTGATTCCGTCAGCTATATGTTTGATGTCATAAATCAAATTCAAATCAATGCAATCAGCATAATCTTCCATGTCTGTAGTGTAATCTCGAATGTCGGTATTACAATCTTGAATCATGTACTCGATAAATTTATTCCATCCGTTAACTTTTTGCTCAACTGTAATGTTCTTACTCATAATTTATATATTTTTAATTTATTTAATCATTTCGTTTTTAATAATCAAAATCGTTATCAAAAAAACTAAGAAACAAGAAAGCATCATAGAACTCTTTTGCTTTCTCCTTAAAGCCTTCCATCAGTAATGCAATGTCATATTCTTCAAGACCAAGATTGTCAATCCACTCAACCGCTTTCTCCTTCGTTGAAATCACATTTGTGAACTGTTCAACAACATCACCATCAGTATCGAACAGCCTTACCAACATAAACGATACTCCATCAATATTAATCTTGCTCACCTCAACTGTCATTGGGCTAACACTGTGCTTTGTCATTACAACTACCTCAAAAAGGTACTCACCATCAATTGTAAATTTTTTCATATACTTTTATTTTTAATTTATTATTAATTCGTTTAAAAAGTGGCTTACTTGGGCGCTTCACAGCGGCCTTTCAGCCAAATAGAAAAATTATTAATAAAAGAATTTAATTAAAAAACAATTTTAAAAATAAAATAATTAATAAAATTTTAAACAATGAGCATTCGCTAATACTCAATTTATCTTTAAACGTCAATGACGTTATTATTCTTTATTATATTGGATTAAGTGATGCTCCCCATATTCAAGCATCGATAAATGGGTTGTGTTTCCAATTGTAATGCAAAGATATCAATAAATTTTGAGAAACCCAAATTGGTTAACACCTTTTAACAAAAAAGATTCTTTATTCTTATTTATTTTTATTATTGGAAATTTCATCAAAAATTCAAAGATATTTACAAAACTGACACACTTGTCAAATCTGATGCAACAATACAAATGTTCCTTGAAATAACAAAATATACACTTGAAATTTAAACGGTTTTAACGAAAACAATATCGTTTTAACATCCATCAACAATTTCTTTGGTGAAATTGTTGATTATTACCCATTTTAATGAAAATAAAAAAACTTTACAATTGAAATAATTAAAAATAATTCCTTTTTTTAATATAAAAATAAAAATTGGAATTAAATTAATTTTTTTTAGTAATTGAAGATATATGCATCATTCCCACTCGAAGGGAATGATGCTTCATATTCCAAGTCTTCTTGAAGTTTAATGAATTCTTTTTTTAAGGCTTCTTTTACCTTTTGTGTTGTTCCATGATTTTCATCCATAGTTGGGATAAGGTTTATAACCTCTTCAACTGTTCTTGTATTTTTGTCAATTTCTGATTTGAAGAGATTATAATTTTCATTGAACTTTAACTGTTCCTCCCTTGTTAACCCTTCAACTGTTTTGTCTTTATCTAATATTTTATTAATAAAATTATTTTCTTTTTTCATGTTATTTTCTTCTATTATTATATTATTAAAAATATTATCTATTGTATTTGAATTTGATATTGTATTTGATTTTGAATTTGATATTGTATTTGAATTTGAAGTTGTATTTGTAGTTGATATTGTATTTGACATTGTAGTTGATATTGTATTTGTAGTTGTAATTGTATTTGTAATTGTAGTATTAATGGGCGTTCCAGAGGATTCATCCTCTTCAATAAATTCACTAAATAAATCATCAAAAGACAATTCTTTCAATGGTTTTTTCAAATTATTGAATTTAATTGTATATTCAGATGCAGTACCCTTTTTACTTCCAACCTCTCTAACTGTTCCTGCTTTTCTCGTTATCAAATCATAATCTTCCAATTGCCTTGTTGCTTCAAGAAGGGAATTTGAATTGATGCCAGCAATTTTTCTCAATGTTCCGTTATTTACATAAATAACCTTGCTCTTTCTAGCCTCAGAATGCAGCATCAAATCAAGTAAGGCTGCTAATACCTTTTTACTTTCAAGTCTTAGTACATCGCTTTCTTTAATGTTTGATGGTAATCTATCCATCATTTCCTCAAATTTTGTTTTCATAAGTTCTTTTAGTTTTTACTTATCTTATTATTTTCAACCATCGACTGACTTTTTCTTTAAAAACAAGGGGAGGAAGATAAGTCAGTCGGTTGAACCTCCCCTTGTGGGAAAAATACAGAATGTTTCGAACCATTCTATATATAAATATAACGATACTTTGAAAAATATCAATAATTTTTGCAATGGTATACTTTTTTTTTCAAAAAAACAAATTATAGGTATAAAAAAATGCCATGTCATCTTCCCAGACAACATGGCATGCTCACACTGAACGTTTGAACAACGTTCTTGACTACAAAGGTAATAATTTAAAATTAATATATATTTATATTTAAATAATGTTTTAATATATTTTATATATGGGAAAGGTAATGAGCGGTGAGCGTCTTCAACAACTGTTGGCTGAACGTAAGAGAATCAATGAGAACAAAAGACTCAAGGAAGAGGAAAGAGCAAGGAAAAGAGCCATAGAAATTGAAAAGGATAGGCAGCAAAGGGAAAAGCGCATGTTGAAAAAACAAGCCATTGAGGAAAAGAAAATAAAAAAGGAAGAGGATGAACATGCTAGACGTATGCATAAATTCAATCCCAATTTTTTCAAAGCAACATCAAGATGGTTTGTTGGCGAAACCCCAATCAATGAACTGTACACCTTATATGAGCTTCAACATATCGAAGAATTATATCCAAAGGAGAAGGGTAGAATTAATTGGTCAGTCTGGAACAAATTAATTTCAAAATAACATCCCAAATATTTGTTTTTTACAAAAAAAAGAAATATCTTTGCATTGTTAAGAAAGGTTAAGAATGAGAGCGGTTGGAAGCAAAAACAAAAAAGAAATAGACGTTGAGGGATGGAAATTTAAGACTGATGAATCAACAAAAGGAAAACTATTTGCTGTTCCAAGGTCAATCCAACAGAGAAAGGCAAAACTAAAACGTTATATCGCATTAAGAATGGATGAAAGATGGTTTAAGATGTCAAAGCAAATGGCAGCGTTTGAAAGAAGATACCTTGATGAACTAATTGAATCCATCAATCCAAATAATGTATTTTAGACTCAGATGTATAGATAAAATAGAAAATTGAAAGATTATTAATCTCAAAATTTAAGATGAAAAACAAATAAAGAATGACGGTTAACCTTTTTCGTCTTAAATTTAGCTTAACAACAATATTGATGGATAGTGTACATATACCATCGATATTGTTTTTTGAAAAGAAAATTGCCATAAATAAATATCAACTTAGCTTTATAAAATAAGAAAGCCGAAAGGCTGCTGTGAAGCACCCAAGTAGGCATTTTTTTAATGAACGTATTTTTTCATATACTATATATATTTATTTTATTTTTATTTTTTGTTGTTATTCTGTAATGTTTGGGGGATGGGATAAAAGATGCAACCCATCCCCATTTTTTTTTAAATCTCAATGTAATTATCAATCAAGTCTGAATCCCTTCTTAACAACGCTATATAACTAGACATCGCCTTCATTGAGTTGGAATGACCCAACATTGTTGCCAATGCCAATGGATTGCCACCATTCATCACATAGTGCATGGCAAATGAATGACGATAACTGTACATGCTTATGTTCTCATCAATCAATGGAACATTGTCATGCTCATTCACATTGTGATTAATTATCATTTGGTTTATTTTTTTCCAATGTTCTTTCAACTTTTTATTGACCACTTGAAGATTACCACTTACAGCCATTTTCATCTTGTCAATGTCAGCATATCTCTCATCAAGAATGGGCATGAAGTACATTCCTTTGCCAAACATCAACAATGTGTTTATTATCACCAAATTCCATATACCCTTTTTCTTAATTCTAATCCGACCAACTTTTCCAGTCTTTTCCCTTGAATAATTAATTGACCAATAGGGAACACCCTTGTCAACTATCACTTTAAAGTCCTCTCGTTTAAGCAATGCCAAATCAATGGGTGAAATTCCACACATGGTCAGTCCAATGCAATAATAATAGATTGCAAACAATGATGTATGCCTTACTGTCAACTCATTCCAAATATCTTCCTTATAACTCCACCTTGTGCCGTTAATATCGACTACAAGCGACAAAAAATATTCCTTTAGAAATGGCAATGAGCGAGGATGAATAAACTCCAAGTTCCTGTCAGATGAAAAATTGCCTCTGAATGACCATCCATCAAAACAGTAATCATCCTCTTTCATCATGCCTTTACTTATGCACCATCGCTGCAATGCCCCAATCTTATTCATAGCCTCTTTAATTGAACTGTCCTTTAATCCCTTATCCCTTTTCAAATGGTCAGCATATTTCTTGATGAATGCTGTTGTTATTTCAGTAATAATGATATTTGGCTTATATGAGTCAAGTTCATTAAATACCATCTTCCAATTCTTTGATGTATTTGGTCTTAATCCCTTCTCTTCCACACATTGTAGCCATAAGTCCTTACATTTTAATGATGAGCCATCTAACACTTCTCTCTTTGTTAGAAGCATGTCAACGGTGTATGGTGTGCCCAAACGCTCAAACTCATTCCTTCTCTCTATAACCTCGTTTTTGAATGAATGAATATATGTGTTAATCATTGTAAAATTAGGATAACCTCTCTTAACTGACTCATTGGCTTTATCCCAGTATTTGGGGGCACATGAATATCCAGTAGATACCATTTTCTTTCCATTGAACGCAACTGATAACATGATTGGATTTGTGCCATCAGAGAGTGTCTTACCAGTTTTTAAAACCAACTTAATCCTTGCAATTGAAACTTTCATAATCAGGTACTCTTTATGGTGCTACTTATTTTAATTTTTTGCAAAAATAGTGCCCTTTGCATAAACGCACAAATTATTATCGTTAAAAATCTAAAAATGTGTTTATCAATTACTTATGTTGGAAAATTAAATAAAGAGAAATTTGACTATTTATTTCGGATAGAAATACACAAAAAATAAACTAAATATCTATTTATCAAGTACTTATAAAAATCTATATTTTATAAGTGCAACCTATGGTGCTTTTTTTTAAAAATAATTTCAATTTTTCCGTACTTTTCAATTCTGCTTGATATTTATATATAAAAAGCAAAAAATATGAATAGAACATTCTTTGAAGAGAGCGAGGAAAAATGTTATGAGAAATTTGTAGAATGGCAAAACCAGACAAAGTTTTTTATCAATTATGGTAGGGTACCAAAATGCCATTGGTCTGATGCAAGTGGAATCACAGAAGATGATTACCTTTTTAACATTGAATTGAAAGACAGAGACCAAGTACTGTGCAGAAGTGGCAACATTAGTGGTTGTACCAAAGTAACTAACAAAGCATATAAGGACAACACAATCATCATTGAGGGGCATAAGATGGCTGACTTGCTGCTAGATTACATCAATGAGGGCATCATCCCTTTGTATATGAACTTCCTACACAATGATGTTGTTATACTATATGACTTGACTAAAGTTAAGCATCCAAAGAAAAAGAGATTTACAACTATAAGAAGTCAAGGTTATGGCAACTCAGAAGCTGACTATAGATTTGAATTACCATTAAAAGATGCTGCTATATTTAAGGCTGGAAAATTAGTGAAAAAAATGGGTGTGGAGTGGAACTATGAAGGAATGTGCGACTGCTAGACGATTTATGAATCATATATCTAAAAATTATGAGTACTTAAAAAATAAATATAGAAAGTTTTGTAAAGAAAAACAATATAATTGGGATGAGGATATATTTTCCGACACTATAATAAAATGCTATGATGCCATCAATCGTAAAGGGGGTTTGAATGATGATACACCACAAGGTTTTGAGGATTACTTTTTTAGGAGTGTAAAACAGAATATCCAGAGGGAACGACAGTACTGTAGGGTGGCTAAAAGAGATATGAATATAACGTCAGATGTTGTAAATGACTTGTATGAGAATTACTATAATTCACATTTTGACTCGTCTACTGAGAAATTAAAAAAAGACCTTTATGTTGACTTTGCCACATTATACATCATGGCGAAGGTGGAAGAAAACTTTGATAATGAGCATTTTCATTTATTTAAGCTAAAAATGCTTCTAAATTTGACATATAAACAACTTCAAGAGAAGACCCAAATCAAGGGAGCAAGGCAAAAGGTACTAGAGGTTAGGAATTGGCTAAGGGAAAATATCAAGAAAGAAGATATACAAGAACAGTTCACAAGCATATATGGCGAACTGTTGTAAAATTTTGAAATAATATATGTTTAATAAAAAAGAATAGATTATGATTAATATTATAATTCAATTATTTGTAATAATTTTTATCTTCATTGGTGTTGTATGGTTGACATATAGAATCACTGAGGTATGGGGACTCCCCAAATTCTTGCAGTATAAACCATTTAATTGTTGGACTTGTCTAACATTCTGGGCATTAACCTTCATATATGGCTCAATTTGGTTAATGGGCTACTCCATTACTGGAATTGGTGGACTTATACTTGCAGTACTTAACGCAATAGCAATGAAGGTGAATCAAAAAAATAAAACAGTAAAAATTGAGGATTTAGAAGATGATAATGACAAATGAAGATGTAAATATAATTGAGAAATTCATAAGTATTAAAAACAGAGGTCTCTATGCTAGTGGTGAGCAAGTAACGGAGGTATATAACCGAGTTTTGGAAAAGAATTTGAAACCTACAAACTGTGGGTCATGCATAAGGCATAGAATTCAAGAACTTGAAGATGCATTGAGACGTTTTAAGAAAAAAATCGAACTTGAAAATAAGGCTCAAGAAGCCTCAAAAGTTGAAGAGGTGGATAACACTCCACAAGAGGAAAAAGAGGTTAATACAGAGCAAATAAATGAGGAAAATAAAGATGAATCTAGACCAACACCTAATACCAAAAAGCGAAAGAAAAAGGGGAAAGATACTATCTCAGAAACAAATGGATGAATTTGACAGGTGTCAAAGATTAATAGAGGAAATCCAAGTTGACCTTGTGAATGGGGCTTTAAGAAGTGAGATTTTCAATAAATTCAGAGAAAGGCAATATGAAAATCTAAATCCAACCAAAAACATAGGGGATAGACAAATCGAAAACTATATAAAGGCAGCTTGGAAACTCATGAGAGAAGATAGAGTCGAAAAAGTACAAGAATTAAGAGACTTGCTCTTCTCTCAATATATGGCACAATATCAAGAGGCAACTAAAATGGGAAATCCATTGGCGGCAAAATCTGTACTTGATTCAATATCGAAGATATTCTTACCAGATGAAAAAACAGTAAATCTAAACGCAAATGTACAAGGGGATTTAACCATTGATTTTAATCTAATTAATGACAATGAAGGTTAATGTTAAAGGAATTAAGCTAACTGAAAGCCAAAAATTAATATATAATGCAGCAAATGATATCAAACATAAATATGTGATGGCAAATATTAGTCGCCAGCAAGGTAAAACGACTGTCATAATGCTGTTATGTATTAAGTGGCTTATTCAAAAAAATGAGGAAATAATTTATTTTACCCCTACATTTACATTGGCAAAGAGAATATATAACAAGATAGTTAAATTACTTCCAAAGGAATTCATCACAAAGGCAAATGCATCAGACCTTGTAATCGAGACAGTGAGTGGAAGCCAGTTAAGGTTCTTTAGTGGAGAAGCAGCGCAATCGGCTAGAGGTAGCAACTGTACAAAATTGGTTATCGATGAGGCAGCATACATAAAAGAGGAGGTTGATGGACAAAACTTTTATTACAATATTGTAATGCCATTAACAAAGGTACACTGTGATAAAATTGTCATGATTTCAACCCCTAAGTCAACTTTCGGATTTTTTTACAATCTGTGTATGCAAGCATTATCTGGTGAAAAGGATGATATGATATATATCAAAAGAACCATTTACCAAGATGCATTGATAAAACCAGAGGAGATTGAGGTATTAAAGAAAAATTATCCACCAATGGCATGGAGAGCAGAGTTCGAATGTGAATTTTTAACAGATGCTCTATCAGTATTTAAGGATTATGACAGATGTTTTGATATTGATAAATGGACAAAAACAAGCAAATGCTGGATAGCCATTGACCCATCATCAGTGGGGGAAGACAATACCATATTAACAGTCATCAATGATAGGAATGAGGTTAAACAACATAAGATTGATGGCACATTGGATGAGAAATATGACCAATTAGCCAATTTAATTAATGTATATAACCCAATAGCAACATATATGGAGAGCAACAGCATAGGTGAGGTTATGGCAAATGAGGTGAAGAAAAAATTAAATAGAAAAAGTAATTTCTATACTTTTGAAACAACTAATGAAACAAAGAAAGATTATATATCCTTAATAGCTGTCAGAATAGCAAATAATGATATCTATTTCGAGAAATCAAATACATTGTTATTTAGTGAATTGGGTACATTTGGTTTTAAATTAACAAAGAGTGGAAATATAACTTATGCAGCACAAGAACCTTTTCATGATGATACTATCACTAGTTTAGGTATTGCCCTTCAATGCAAGCAAGATTTCAAATATCTTGGGAAAAATAATAATAACTTTATATTAACAAATGCAAAAAGATTCATATGACAAATGAGAATAAAATTGATTTGGGAAACTGGAAAGTTCCATCTGCTTGGGATGAAATCAATTTGAAGACATTCCAAGAGATAAACAAATATTATGCAGACAAGGATAAGAAATTTGATGTTAGGGATGTTCTTGAGATATTATGCGATAAGACAAGGGATGAGATAAACCAACTGCCAATGGAGTTCTTGGATATCATCATGAGCAAGCTTTCATTTTTGCAAGAAGAGCCGAAAGTAAGTGAGCCATCCAACAAAATAGAGATAGATGGGGAAACGTATATCATCAATGTGATGGAGAAACTAAAGACTGGAGAGTATGTTGCTGCTGATAGTGTGATGAAGAATGATAAGTATGATTATGCATCAATTTTGGCGATATTATGTAGAAAAGAGAATGAGGTATATGACAGCAAGTTTGAGGCTGAGGAATTTGAGAAGAGAAAGAAGATGTTTGAGAATGAACCAGTGGTTAACATACTCCCAATTATAGGTTTTTTTTTAAATTGTTACATGTTATTAGTGATACCTTCCCAACTGTATTCGGAGGTGGAGGAAGAGCTAAACCGCATTCAACAGAATATAGACAGTTCAACAAAGATTGGGGGTTTCAAAAAACGTTATTTGAACTGGCAGATGAAAAAATTGAGAAAATCGCTCAAGTCAAACAAGAATATTTGACAGATACATTATTCTTCCTAACCTACCTCATCAAGAAAGGTGAAATGGAGGAAGCTGAGGATAAGTTTCAAGAGCAAAGAAGGAAAATAAAGAATGGCAAACATTAATGTTTGCCATTTTTCATATGTTTAAAATAAAATCAAAAGAAAATGTTAAAGGATGTCGTAAACATAATTAAAGAAACTGCATTAAAGCATAAAGGAGTCAGAACATTCAGATATCAAGCTGATATATTGAACAATGCACAGAATAATCATGAATATTATCAAGTATATTTGGATGATGTTTCATATCATCAATTGAATATCACCACAAATATATTCAGAGTTGAATTCAATTTGTATATTCTTGGTTTTGTCGATGATAAGAATCCAATCATTGATGTACAGAACAATGCATATACAATAGCAGCTGACATCATAGCAAAAATAGACACAGACGAGACGTATAGAGGCATTCTGAGCGTTCATGACTATTCAATCATGACATTATCCCACTACACAGACGATAGTTCAGCAGGAGTGAAATTAAGCCTTGTTTTGGCAATGCCATCACCAGTTAACCTATGTACAATTGATGATAATTTCAATGATGAGCCATATGAGCCACAAGAGGATAATGAAATCACAATTGACAAAGAAGATGTCGGTGATATAGAATTAAAACCAATAAAATTACCAAAGAATAGAGTTTGTTAATGGAACTGATTAAGGCATTACAAGAATTAGCCAACGATATCAAAGAGGAAATCATAAGAAGAATGCATTCTTCAATAGGTGTCAATCCAAGGGCTGGTGAAAATACACTTGAGGGTAGTAGACTTGAAAAGAGTATTGAGGTTTATCCAGAGTTTGAAGACACCATTATATTTGAGATTGCAGACTACTATGAATATGTTGTAAGTGGGTGGCGTAGAACACACAGACTTGAAGGTACAGTTGACCAATTCATTAGAAACATAACTGATTGGGTGAGAAGAAAACATGTTAGGATGGGAAATCTCACAGAGACACAGATTGTATGGTATCTCTATAAGAGAATGTTGATAGAGGAAAGGGAAATTAAGCCAAGACCATTCATTGAAAGCGGATTCTATAACAATGAAGACCCAAGCAAAATACTTCCCTTCCTTGATGATTTTTTTGACAAATGGGCAAATAAGGTATTTGAGTTAATAATAAGCGATATAGAAAAATATTTTAACCAATGACAATAACATATAACAATATTCAAGGTGCTTCAAATCTCATAACATTCACAGATATTCCCAATATCTTGAAAGTTAGCGATAATAGTGGTGGTACTTTTGCATCAATTGACTTGCAGATTATCGGTAATTTATATTCACAGACAAATGCTGATGGGCAATGGTGGATTGAGATAATGGGCAACACAATATCAAATGTGCTTGACCCAAATAATGCCATCAATAAGAACTTCTATGTAGCCCAGAACAATACAGATACAGCAGCATCAATTGTAAGAGCATTAAGGAACTGCCCAATGATATCAGCTAATTTCAATATTACAAATGATGGAAGTTATGCTAGATTAAAGGCAAAAAAAATTGGACAGATTTTTCAAAACTCAAATGAAATGATGTCAACAAATATATCAGCAACTTATCTCTCACAATCAAAGACAGATGGAAGCGCATATAGTTCATTGTATGGCTCTGAAATAATAGCAGACGTATATTCAAATGGAAACTACATTACAACGCTTGAGAAAGCCTTTTATGATGGCGAAACAGCGTTTAATATGTCCCCAGTGCTAACTACAATGGCAAAACTTGGGGCTACAACTCCATATACAATTTCATTGTCATCAATGAAGTGGGGTGTGTACAGCCAGATAGGTAATGTGATGGAAAATCACATATCAGTAGGATATATGGTAAACCAAGGCTCAAAATATCTTGACAACTCATATATGAATATTGCACAGAACTTTAATAGGGGAAAATCAAGAGACAGTGAAAATAATACCATATTGTATGTTTATGAGCCTAATATTCCAATATCATTCTATAGGGGTAACTCAACAAGTCAGAACATATCAGTGTCGTACCTTGATTCTGCATACAATACTTTATATACAGCATCATTCACTTGGTCTAATTCAAATATGGGAAATAACAGATTGGTTGACTATACCATACCATTGTCTGCAACATATTTCAACCAGGCATTCTATGTTGATATTACAATAGGTGGGAAAAGGATAAGGTATAATGTCATAAAGCCATTGAATATGACTGAATATTCACAAAGGATTTTATGGAGGAATTCATATGGTGGTATATCATTCTTCGATTTCACTGGTCAACGAACCGAGACAAGGGACTTTGAATTAATGACATATCAGAAGAATATATATGATTATTATACAGACCCAATGAATGAATTGGATAAGGTATATGACAATGAGGTTAATTACCAAGTGTCATTAAAATCCCATTTATTTGAGGAAGATGGCAAATATATTTTCAACGACATCATACAATCTCCACAAGTATGGACTGAGATAAATGGGGAAAACTATGCAATAATTCTTGACAGTGTATCAGTTGATGAGGTAGATAATAACAATATCTATGAGGCAACAATAAAATATCATTACTCACAAGAACCAAGTATAATATAAAATTATGATATATAGGGAACATTTAGTTGAATTATATGTTAATGGTGAGAAATTGGAACTTGAAAACCAGAAATCGCTTAATCTGAGGATGAACAATGTCATTTATGACCCAACAAAGATTTCATCAACACAAGCTGATTACTCATTCTCTTTTGACATTCCATCAACATCTAAAAACGATAGGATATTTGATTATGCAAACAACCTTGCAAAGAATAACAAGTTCCATATCAGATGGGATGCTGAAGTGTATGCTGATGGTCAAAAGATATTTGATGGCTCACTTACAATTAATTCATTCAAGGAAAAGAAATATAACGTCAATCTTGTGTCAGTCAAGACCTATTCATTGGAAGATATATTCGGTGATGCAGTATTGACAGATATTCCTTGGTACAAACCATATGATGGGGCTGTGTCTATAAACGCATACAACGAGAACAAGGACAAAGAGGTGTCTTTCCCATTGGTTAGTTATGGTGTGTTCCAGAAAACACCACAAGACTCTGATGAGATTGGAAATACATATACATCAAAGTTTGACATTGACAAATATAACAAGTGGTGGATTGAATCTTTTTATCCATCACTTAATATGATGGAGACATTAAGAAAGGCTTTTCAATGGAAAGGATATAACGTTGATGGTGATGCATTCAATGACCCCAACTTGTATGAGATATTCATGTCTTGCAACCTATCATCAGAGCAAATGCCAACATATAATCTTGGAAATCCTAGATTGGGAGCTGTAAATCTTACAACCACATACACAACAACTGGAAGTGGATATGAACAGGAACTTGAGTTCCCTTATTTCCTATGTTATAATCCGAGAGGCTCATTTGGTGGAAGTGGTGGACAAAGTGGAACTGTTGAGGCATGGAATTGGCAATCAATAAGGGTATATGACATTCTAAAGAATGGAAGCACAACAATTGATGACACATATATGTATGACCCAAATGAAAAGGCCATTGTAATTCCAAGCGATGGTTTCTATAAGATAGACCTTGATGTGACTTGCACACTTAACACAAGTGGAAATCTTACAGCAAGCCAATATTGTGTGACGAATAATGGTAGTGGAAATGATATTGAGGAAAAACAGTTGTCAATGCCAGTAGGCTTTTATGAGACAACTCCACTTGAGATACACTTGATAAGGAATTATAGTGATAACTGTGAGCTGATAAAGGGAAAGAATAACAAACAATACACCAATGGAAATCCAACACAGTCCACAAATTACAATGGACAGTCCAATGTGACACAGTGGCTTACATGTTTTCCACATGAGGATTTATATCGCTCACAGATGCCTACAAATAAGAATGACTTGACTGTAAAGACTACTTCAAGATGGAATACTTCAAACGGTAATTTTGGAGGTGCAAGGACTGATACAAATACAAGTACAACTTCTAGTACATCTTCTAACACTGGCACCACAACCTCTGGTGGACATTTCGGAGGTAGAAGAGGTGGAAGAGCAGCAGCACCAACCACATCAAGAGATTATAACTATACAAATTATGGTTATGTCTATAGGGATGGACAAATAATGGCATATGACCAAGCTGTGTCTGATAACTTTATATGTGGCTTCTCTACATTCCTTGGAGGAACCAGCGCAGTTATGAAAAATGGATATTCTTGGTCAAAGTCAACTTCCATTCAGAATTATGCATTCTACAAAAACATTGGATATAATCATGTATATCTGCAAAGTGGGAACAACTATATATCACAAAGTGCAACTACATTTAACAAGAATGAGTATATCAATGCTCCATATACAAATTTCTCTTGTTCTGAGAATAGGATGGTAGGCTCATTGAGTTGTATGGTATATCTTAATAAGAGTGATATATTGGAGTTATTTGCCATTCAGAGGGCATATAACACCACTGCTGGAACTGATGTCAACTATTCAACCACAAACACAGTTAAATTGAAGATAACAGCAGCCTCACCAAACTCATATGGATTGCTTAAAGCATCAAATTATGGATATTATGATGCATCACAATTTGATTATGATTTGAAGCTATCAAATTTCCTCAATAACGAGACAAACGTATCAACATTTATCCAAGGGATAGCAGACGCATATAATCTTGAATTAATACAGAATGGAAAGAAAATTACCATTAATTCAAAGAAATATGATACAAATTATAATGGATATGCTGTCAATATTGATGATAGGGTCAACTCAGCAGAAGCAGAGTCCTCAATAATCAATTACCCTAGGTCAATGGCGATAAAATACAAGATTGATACAGATGAGTGGGGATTTGAGAGAAGTGTTACTCCTCAGTCGATGTTAAATCAGCCAAATTGGATAGATTATGGCGATTATGGGTATTCAACAATTGAGCTTAATGATGACTCATACATAACAACCACATCAGACAAGAATATCAATTTCTCATATACTTGGTATGATAATTTCAATTGGTATAATGTTGATGCTGATGATGAACAAAGTGGTAATCCAGTGACGCTGAGAATTCCATGTATATCCAATTTTGAGTATATGATTGATGGGTATGACTATGATGAGGCTATGAAACATGATGGATATTCGCTTACACAGAGATTTTGGTACAGACCACAAGCCACAAACACATTTGTATGGCTTGATTCCAAGCCTTCTGAGCGCATAAATATATATGTCCCTACAAATACCAATGGAACATTAAATCTAAGCTATAAAACGTCTGAAAATAGCCTTTTAAAGTATTTCAATACAAGGGCATATCTTGCATCAAATTATGTGACTGTGGATGTTTATCTCTCACCGAAAGAATATAATGAGTTAAAAGGTGGCGCATTGGTTAATTTTGATAAAGATTTATACTATGTCGTTGAGATAAGTGGATATGACCCAAGTGGATTCAACGCAACATCATTAAAACTCATGAAAAAGGTAATCTAATATGTTTAATTAAAGATTATTTTAAAAATGGCAGACGGAAAGAAAATTTATGAAATAGTCATCAATGGTATAAAAGAAAGTGTTGATGCTATTGATAGTCTTAATAAACAACTTGATGCCTTGGAAAAGAAGATTGACAGTCTTTCTTCCAAGGCTGTCAACGTTTCTGCTGGTAGTAATGGAACAGGAAAGAAAAGTTCTGTCTCAGCATTGTCAGAAGAGGAAAAACTTACAAGACAAATACTTCAACTTGACGAAAAGAGAGAGGTGTATCAGCAACAGTTATACCAATCTTACCTTGCATCAAAGGATTTGTTGAAGGAAACCTTGCAAGACCAGAAACAATTGGCAGCATCAGAGAGGCTTACAGCTGACCAATATACTAACACAATGGCTGGTATGAAACAACAGTTAGCTGACATCAAGGCAGTGATGCAGACTGTTGACTTATCTGATACTGGACAATTTGATAAACTTACCCAAAAGGCAAATGAACTTACCAATAAGTTAAAGGAAATTGAGGAAAGCTATGGGCAGTATGGCAGAAATGTCGGTAATTATGCAAATGGTGTTGCTGAGGGCCTTCAAAAGGTAAGTATCCAAGTTGGTGATACCACAAGAGAGTTTGCAAATGCAAGGGAAGCATCAAGGACATTGAACAATGAGCTGAAATCAATGGCTCTGAATGGCCAGCAAAATACAGAGGAATATAAAAAACTTAATGAGACAGTAAAACAACTAAATTCAACCTTAAAAGACGTTGAGACATCATCAGTGGCTATGGATAACCTTCTTGATACAATGCAAGGAATCACAGCCCTTGCATCAATGTCTGAGGGCATATCAGCCATATTTGGTCTTGATGACTCAAAGATACAAGAGACCATACAGAGGTTAGTGGCATTGCAAAACGTACTTCAAGGTCTTGAGACCATAAGGAAGCAGATGCAGACACAAGAAGGTATCGGTTTGTTGCTTTCAAAAGGAAACAAGGCTGTTGACAATATGGTTGCATCAATAGTTGGTGTTGGCACAGCATCAAAGGGAGCGACACTTGCTGTAAAGGCTTTATCAACTGCATTGAAGGGTATTGGCATTGGCATTGCCGTTGCGCTAATATCAACACTTGTCACAAAGATTGGTGATTGGATTGACAAGCAGAAGGAGGCGAAGAAACAAGCTGAGGAATTAAGGAAAGAGACTAACAAGATGAATGCATCTCTCCAAGTGACGAGAATCCAGATGCAGAACTCACTTGCAACCCTTAATGCATTCAATGGCTCAAAGAAAGAGGAACAAGCCATTGTCAAAGACCTTAATTCAAAGTATGGCAGTGCATTGGGAACGTACAAGACCATTGCACAATGGAAGGATGCATTGAAGAAAAAGACTGATGCCTATATTGAGAGTCTTAAATTGGAGGCTGAAATGCAAGCAGCCTTGAAACGATTGGAAGACGCATATATCAAACAGAGAGAGGCACAGAACTATGAGGTTGGCTTTTTGGAAGGTCTTTTTGAGGGTGAAGGTGCTGTAAGAACAAGGGTTCGAGCAGTAGCAGACCAAACGGTGAAAGAAGCTGAGCAAGCCGTAACAGATATCGCCAAGAGACTTGAGGCTAATAATAAGAAAAACCAGATTAATATTTTTTCACCTCAAGATACAAAGACTACCACAAATAAGATAAAGTCTGATGGAAATAAGGTTGAGGATGCTGTAAGACAAGCTCAGAACAACATCAATGACCTTAGAATAAAGTTGATGAAGGATGGTCTTGCAAAACAGTTGATGCAGCTTGATGATGAGAACAGAAAAGAGATTGAGAAAATCAGAAAGAATGGCCAGAAAGTTGAGGAACAGTTAGCCCTTCAAGAACAAGTCTATCAGCAAGAAAGAAAGAAAATTTTATCAGAATATTCTGTTGATACATTTGAAATTATTACAGATACACAATTAAAGAATATAGATAATGCCATACAGAAACTTGACAACCTTGCTGAGGCACAGAAGAAAGTTATATTTACTTATAACGCACCAGCATCATCAAAGGATAATCTATATGATTTCTTCAATGGTAAATATTCATTAGATAGAATTCAAGAAATTACTGATATATATAAAATAAGAAATGATAACTGGTCAAGTGGTAATTATAAGCCATACTTGGAAGAGTTGAAGAAATATTATTCTGAAGCCGAGGATATACAAAAGGAATACCAAGAAATATTTGATAAAAGTGGTGAAAAGGCAGCATATGATTGGATTGCAAAACAGTTTGAAGCCGAAACAGTTGAGATAAAAAATTTCCTTACCAAATATGGTGACACTTGGAAAGTCGTAGATGGCAAAATTGTTCAGACACTTAGTGATTCATTTAGTTATTACATGTATGTCATTGACAATCGGTACAGAGAGTCACTTGAATTAACAACTAAATATATCAATGAGAAAAATGAACAGATTAAATCTGGTATAACCACCACATGGAAAAATGAAGTAAATGAGGTTGAAAAACAACTTTCAGAAATAACATCTGAGTTTGACTCAAATGTGAAACTCCCTACAGAGACACAAGATTACTACAGACAACTCAGAGACCAAAACAAGGAAAGCTACACTGAGAGGGAACAGATGATGATTGCCTATGTCAATAGGATTGATGCCCTTACAGAAAAGCTTATATCAATCAACGATGACTATACAGAACAGTTGGTAAAGGCTGATAGGGAAGCAAAGGAGGAAATGCAAGCAAATAATCAGATATACTATCAAGAGGAATTGACAGCATTGGATGAATATTTGCAAAAGGCAGGACAATTCATTAGTTCACAGCCAGAAAAGAACAAATTTGGGTTTGTTGACTTAAAAAAGACAAAAGCCAACTACAATGAAGTTCTTGTGTTATACCGTAACATGCTCGATAACATAGCTGGCCTTGAAGTTGATTTGAATACATCAAAGATAAATGGTGAGATTAATGCTGAACAATATAATGAGATATTTAAGAATCTACAATACTACAAAGGAAAAGTTGAAGAAGAAGTAGCATCTATAGGTGAAAATATTAAAAGATTACCAGAGGAATGGTGGAAAGGAATTGATGCATGGGTTCAAATTGTAGGACAAGCAGCAACGTCAATCATCCAGTCAATTGGACAAATCAATGATGCAGCGTTTGAGAAACAAATGGAGGCATTGGAGAAACAGACTGAGGCACTAGAGGAACAGCTCAATAAACAAAAGGAACTTACACAGAAATATGCAGATGATGTTGAGGGAATTGAGGATGAGCTATCAACAGCAAGAGGCGATAGAAGACAGCATCTTATTGACCAACTGAATGCCCAGATGCAAGCACAGAGGGAAAGCCTTGCTCAAGAAAAAGCGATTGAGAAAGAGCAAGAGAGAATGGAAAAGAAAAAGGAAAAGATGGAAGAGGAAAACAACAAGAGAAGAAAATCCCAAGCCATCACAACAGCCCTCATAAATGCAGCACTTGCAATATCAAACGCAGCAGTTAATAAATGGCCAATTCCAGCACTTCCAATGATTGCCTTTGCAACAGCAACTGGAGCAGCACAAGTCGCAGCAGTTAGAGCAGCAAAATATGAGAAGGGTGGACTCTTAAAGAGTGGACTCTTAAAGGGTAAATCACACAGAGAGGGTGGAATAAAGACATTTGTAGGTGGAAGACCAATTGAGTTGGAGGGCAATGAGTATGTAATCAGAAAAGCCACAACGACAAAGAATATTGATTTATTGGATTACATTAATAAATCTGAAAGAAAGCTAGATTTAAGTGATTTCATAGATTTTTATTCAAGTGGGAAAATTAGAAAGAATATGCATAAAATTGACCCAAAAACAAAATATGCAGATGGTGGTTATATCCCAACGCTAAGAACTGACATAGATATCAATGACAGAGTTGTAAATGCAATGGAAAGATATGCTGATAAACCTACATATGTATCAGTTGTGGATATTATAAACAAGTCAGATGATGTTCGTAGGGTACAAACTTTGGCTGGACTTGAATAATGCATAAATGGGATGGCTTATACCATCCCATTATTGTTTCCATATGTTTAAATAAACGAACTAGAAAATGGAAACCAAGTGGAGTGAGCTTTCAATTAAAGACAAAATAGGATATATGGTTGCAATTGGCTTGATAATGAGTGGAATCGTTATGGCATTCTTATCATTCTTCTTGAATGCCTATAACATAGCAACTGGTGTCCTTATCTACATAGCCCAATGTTTCGTCATAGGTGGTGGATTAGTTGGCGCAAATGTATATTTTAAGAGCAAATGGATTGAATTCAATACACATGCAGAAGAAGAAATAAAAAGCAAAATTGAGAAATTCGAGAATGGCTATACAGAACGCTTTGGGAGTAAAAATAGAGAAGAAGGAGATTTATAACGATGTATTCCAATATATCCTCCCACAAGGATATTATTTTGAGAGTTATGGACAATCGTATGGAAACATAATCTATGGTGGAAATGAACTGACAAACTTTTATATCGTAAGAAAATATGAGACTGACACTAAGAAGGATAGCGAATAGAGACACATATTGTATTGGAAAACTTTATATCAATGGGAAATATTTCTGTGATACACTTGAGGATGTTGATAGGGGTCTGAATTCTGCAATGACAGAGGAAGAGATTAAAGATTTGAAGATAAAGGGAGAGACAGCGATTCCAGTAGGTATATATAAAGTATTGATTACATATTCCCCAAAATACAAGAGAAACATGCCATTAATAGCAAACGTTAAAGGCTATCTTGGAATTAGGATTCATAGTGGGAATACAGCAAAAGACACAGAAGGATGCATTTTGGTAGGAAAAAACACAAAAGTTGGAATGGTAACGGATTCAAGAAACACATATAACGCATTATTCAAGAGATTACAACAAAAGGGCAGTAATGATATAACAATTGAGATTATAAGGAATTACACAGTTTGATGCATCGGGCTCGCTACCATCTTGACATTAGGACTGATAAGGGGAATATGGTGAAATATTCCCCATTTTTAACACAAAAACAATTATGAAAGATTTAACAAAAGTAATTACAACATTTATATTAATTTTTGCTGGTATATGGATAGTATCATTTACTGTACCAAAATTATATGAACTCTATAATAGAGATACTATAATTGAAAAAACAGACACAATCATCAAGAATGATACAATTTATCTTGATGCTGAGGCAACTGACACACTACCAAAGACAGTGTATGAGACCATTGTAAAGAGAGATACAGTATACAGACTTGTAGGGGACAGCATAGAAGCACAACCAAGGGTGATTTCTATTAAAAAAAAACTGTTCAAAACACCGTTAAACTGGAAACAAACGATTCTTTGGAAATACAATATGAGGCAACCATTGAGGGAAGAACCTATGAGGATGAGGATTATCCCAAACTAGACTCAATTAGGCTCAATCTGAGAGGGTTTTATATTGAGAATAATAAAGTTATTACCAATACAATTATAAAGCGAAAGAGAGGCTTTAAAATAGCTCCAAACGTATCATTTGGCTATGGTCTTACTACCAAAAAGATGGATGCTTATGTGGGAATTGGAATAACTTACAATTTCTAACTAAAATATGTTTAAATAAAAAGTTATTCTATGGCAAAGAAAATAAAAAAATATAAGGTAGGCATTGACAGTGAGACATATGCCATTTCAATGGTTGAGAGTCCAGCCATTGAGTCAGATTTCGTTGCCTTGAAGAAGGAAGAGGAACAAAGGGTTTTTCTTGAAAAGGAAGAGAAATATATGGTCTATGGCGCTGCATTGATTCCAGATAAGGATATATACAGAAACAATGGCGAACAAGAGTTCTATATTTCCTTTACAAAGGAGAGTATTGAAAAGATGTCCCAAGACTTTTTCAAGGATTATAGACAACACAATGTCACATTAGACCATGAGACTGATGCAACAGATATAACAGTTGTTGAGAGTTGGCTAAAGGCTGATATGGACTATGACAAGTCAGTTGCACTTGGGCTTGACAAGACATTACCAATAGGAACTTGGTTTATTGGAATGAAAGTAAACCAAATCGATGTATGGGAGAGGATAAAGAATGGTGAGTTGAAAGGCTTCTCAGTTGAGAGCATGATTTCACTAGAAGAATTTGAAAAACAAAACAAAGAAAATATGGTTGAGACAAATGAAAATTTCTGGACAAAGCTGAAGAATGTCCTATCAGAAGCATTTAAGGCTGCAAGCATGTCTGAGAGAGAGGAACTTGCAGAGGAAAAAGAAAATAATGAAATTGTTGATGAGGTATTGGAAGAGGAAACTCCAAATGAGCCTATTACAGAGTCTTCAGAGCCACTTCCTGATGTAGAGTCTACAGTTGAGTCACAAGAGGTGGTTGAAGAGCCTACAGAGCCTCAGAATGACGCACAAGAGGTTGTTGAGGAACAAGTTGTCGAAGAGGCAAAACCAAACCCATTGGAAGAGGTCATCAAGAACTTGCAAGAGGAAATAAAGGCATTGAAGGAAAGCAACACATCGTTGACTGAGAAGATTAAGGATTTGGGCAAGAAACCATCGGCAAACCCAATTAACACCAACGCAAAACCTAATACTTCAGACACCTATTCCGCATGGAGGGATAAAATGCGAGAAATGATAGGATAAAAAAAAAA